TCGCAAATGGTCACAACATGACCTAATGCTATGAGCAAGCGCCGCACGATTGATGAGAATCTCATCCGTGTCTTCGCAACGTTATGCGACGAAGTTGGGTCGGAATTTTCTGAGCGAGCTAAGAAATTAGTTTTATCAGGAGATTTTGAGGGCTATCTGAACCTTCAGGTGGACCCAAATGCCTACTACACCTTTCTGGACTATCACAAAGACAACGCTGTCCGGTGCTTCCTTCGGAAGTACCCAAAGCTCCCTATCAAAAGGGACCTCAGCCGTGAGGCAGAGGATAAATTCTTTGTGCTAGAAAGGGAAAATTACCAAACAAACCGTAGATTATCTAAACACCTCCTTTCACAGGGTCCTTTTGAGACCCCGGGAGACTTGATTATCGACGAATTTCTTCGTCGTGTCAAGGTTAAGGTATCTAAGATGCTCGGGAGACTCCCGAACGTTCTACTCGGAAAGTTTGGTAAGGGCGCGACCTTCAGCGACAAAGGACGGGATGTGCTCCTGCCCAATAAGATGTCATCAAAACCCACTATGACTAGTGATGTCTCCGGCTTAACCCAGTTCTTCTGGGAGACAGCTTGGGGCGTTGCAGTCATGTCTGATAGAAAGACACCGTACCTCGTGAGAGGCAATAGGTTCCTAAGCGTCCCGAAAGACGCCACAAAGAACCGCGGTATCTGCGTTGAGCCTTCAGTAAATGTGTTCCTACAGCTTGCTGTTGGATCTCACATAAAGGCCAATCTCAAACGCAAGTTTGGGATTGACCTATACGAAGCTCAACCGATCCACCGTGCTTTAGCACGCCATAGTAGTTACTATGGCGGGTTAGGCACTTTGGATTTATCAGACGCTAGCGACCGAATCAGCCTCAATTTGGCTAAAGCACTGCTGCCAAGTGAGTGGTTTGACCTTCTCGATTCTTTGAGAAGTAAGAACACCTTGATTCGCGGGTCGTGGCATAGGAATGAGAAGTTTAGCAGCATGGGCAACGGCTTCACCTTCGAGGTGATGACTGTTATCCTGTTTGCTCTATGCTGGGAAGCATGTGAGCGACGGGGCCTAGACATTCTTTTTCAAGAGAATGTCGCGGTGTTTGGTGATGATATCATCGCACCGACCCCTGTCTGCGAAGACTTACTCTCGATCCTGCCGTACTTGGGTTTGAAGGTTAATGAGGAGAAATCCTTTATAACTGGAAGATTTAAGGAAAGCTGTGGTGGCGACTACCTAGACGGGCAGGCCGTGAGGCCATACTACGTCAAAGAGGAACCAAATGAACCACAACAATGGATCGCGATTGCCAACGGAATTAGACGCATGGGTATTGATCACGGTGAGAATCGTGGTCACCCTAACGTTTTTATTCGCAGTTGGCGTCGGGCTCTGGCTTGCTTACCAGGGCATATCCGCAAATTACGAGGGCCGAGCGAACTCGGCGACCTCGTCATCCACGACGACTTCGAGCATTGGTATGGCGCCTACCCCAGCGGGGAAAGGCGCTCTACCTTCAGGGAGACCCCTGACGCTCGACGATTTGTACGCGGCTTGCTACCGTGTACGCGACCCAGAAAACTGAGTCATTATCGTCCCGAAGTCCAGCTAGCTTGTGCTTTATACGGTGTGCCTTCCTCTGGGGTAGTCCCCAGAGGCGAGGTAGCCGGATACAAGCTCAAGTGGGTAGCAATAGGTTACTAGACCTGTTGTTTTGGCCTAGTCAGCCTGGAGGCGGAATCCGCCATAGCCGTGAG